CACCGCGACGATCGTTGCCAGCGCGGTCGTAGCTGCGATCGATGCGGCTGAAGGTCTTGCGATCACCGCGGCGTCCGCCATCGGCGTGGTGACCGTCACCGCGCGAAACGACGGCACTATCGGGAATTCGATCGATCTCCGCCTCAACTACAACCCGGGCGAAGTCTTTCCGGCCGGGATCACGTGTACCCCGACCGCGATGACGGCCGGTGCTACGGACCCGGTCCTCACCGCGGCGATCGCCGCGATGGGCGAGACGCAATACAACGTGATCGCATTCCCCTATATCGACGCGACCAGCTTGACCGCCATCGAAGCCGAGCTCCTGGATCGGTGGGGCCCGCTGCGCGCGAACGACGGGGTCGCGATCTCCGCCAGCCAGGACACGATTGGCAATCTCCAGACCCTGGGGGGCACGCGAAACTCTCAATTCGTTTCGATTCTCGGGCTCGATTCGTTCCCCGGGATTCCCGCGGAGCGAGCTGCCCAGGTCGCTGGGCTCGTCGCGTTCTTTGGTGCGAGTGATCCCGCGCGCCCCTTCCAAACACTCAGGCTCTCGGGCCTGGCACCGGCCGAGATCGATCGATTCACCATCCAGGAGCGCAACCTCCTGCTTGAGGACGGGATTTCGACGCTCGTCACCGGTCCGGGCGGTTCGATTCAGATCAACCGGCTCGTGACGACCCGGACGAAAAACGATTCCGGATTCGCCGATACCGCATTCCGCGACGTCAACGACGTGCTTCAACTCGGGTTCTATCGATTCTCCTGGGCCACGCGGATGGCGCCTCGGTTCCCCCGCCACAAGCTGGCGGAGGAGATCTCAGGGGTCTTCGACGGCGGCCAAAACGTCCTCACCCCGATGGGCGCCAAGACCGAAAGCGTTGCGCACTACGGAGAGCTCGAGGCGCTTGGGATCGTCCAGGATCCTCGGTTCTTTGCCGACAACACGTTTTTCGAGATCAGTGCGACCGATCCGAACCGACTCAATGGTGTCCTCGCGCCGAGACTGACGGGGCAGGCCCGCGTCATCGCCGGAAAGGTCCAGTTCCGCGAGTAGCCACCCGCCCCCTCGAATAACAGTCCACGACCGCGACTAGCGATACGCAACCGCGAGTCCCGCCCACAATCTTGAACGCATCTCGGGAGGTATCCAATGGGGGGCGAACATGTAGCCGGCACTCTTTCATTCCAATTGAACGGCGAGGTCCTACGGATGAAAGGCAACTGGACCTACAATATGGGTCACGTAAAGCGCGACGCAATTGTCGGATCCGACGGTGTCCACGGGTACAAGGAAGTTCCGCAGGTGCCATTCATGGAGGGAGCGGTGACCGACGGGAAAAGCCTGGTCCTCGAGGATCTCCTCGATTTCACCGACGGGACGTGCACGCTGCACATGCGAAACAAGAAGGTGATCGAGCTCCGAAACGCCTGGTTCGCCGGCGAGGGGACCGTCGATACCGAAGAGTCGGAGATCGCGGTGCGCTTCGAGGGCCTGGGCTCTGGCGAGGTCCAGCCTTGAGTGACGTGCGCCACAGGATCGTCCGCAAGTTGAAACTCACCGATCCAATTCACGACGCCGGGCGCACAATCGACACGTTGGAATTCGGTAGGCCGAAGGCTCGCATCTACCGGCTCATAGATAGTACGAGCGAGGTGAGAGGGGATCAGATACTCGAGATCATCGCGGACCTCTGTGACATTGGAGTGGACGCGGTCGAGGAGCTCGACTGGGACGATGCGAACGCCGCGTCTGAGATCGTGGGCGAGCTGATGACTACCAAAAAAAAAGGATCGCGTGCAAGTTCAAGACGCCGAAAGACTGGCGGAAAGCGCTAGCCATTCTGGCCCGCGGATTCGGCTGGCAACCGTCTGAACTCGACGAGCTCGAGATCGACGAGATTGACCCGTGGATTCGCGAGCTCGAACGGATCTATCGAGACGAAGCGCGCGCCATGCGTGTTCCGCGGAGGTAACGAACGTAGCCGATGGCCGCACGCAAACAGTTCAAGATCATCATCAGCGCAGTCGACAAGGCGACGCGTCCGCTCAAGAAAGTCCAGCGTCAGATCCAGGCGATCGGTAAGTCGATGCGGAAGACGGGTCGAGCCCTCTCCGTCAAGCTTTCCGCGCCCATCATCGCGTTTGGCGGTTTTGCAATCCGTGCCAGCATGAATTTCGAGGCGGCGATGAATCGCGTCCGGGCTATCACTGGCGCGACAGGAGATGACTTCAAACGTCTCAACGACCAGGCGAAGCTGCTTGGTCGCACCACGCAGTTCTCGGCCTCGCAGGCAGCACAGGCGATGGGCTTCCTCGCCCAAGCCGGCTTCAAAGTGAACGAGATCACCGACGTCATGCCCGGGACGCTCGAACTCGCGGCGTCCGCACAGCTCGAACTCGGCGAAGCGGCCAATATCGTCTCGAACATCTTGCGCGGCTACGGCCTCGAGGTCTCCGAACTCGGGCGCGTAAATGACGTTCTTGTAAAGGCGTTCACCTCCGCCAACACCAACCTGTTTGACCTCGGCGAGTCGATGAAGTTCGGAGGCCCCATCGCCGCCCAGATGGGCCTTTCGTTTGAAGAGACAGCCGCAGCGCTGGCGCAGTTTGCGACCGCTGGCTTTCAGGGGTCTGAGGGCGGCACGAAATTCCGCAAGGTGCTCTCGAGCCTCGCGAGTCCCAGCGCGAAAACAATGAAAGCACTGGTGAAGCTCGGTATCCCGCTCAGCAAACTCACTGATCGGAAGGGCAATCTTCGCTCGTTCGTCACACTCTTGAAAGAACTCGAACTTGGGGGCGCTGGAGTCTCCGATATGCTCAACCTCTTCGGCGAGCGCGCGGGCCCCGCCCTCGGGGCCGTCCTCAAGCTCGGAGTGGGAGAGCTTGAGAATCTGAAAGAGGCGCTCCTTGACGCCGGCGGGACCGCAGCGAATATCGCGGCGATTCAGATGGAAGGCGCTACCGGCGCCACGTTGAAATTTAAGTCTGCAATCGAAGGGTTGCAGATCGCGATTGGAGAGGCGGGTCTGCTCCAGTCGTTTACAAAGATCACGGAGGCACTCACCAAGTTCACGCAGAGTATGTCGGAGTCGAACCCAGTGGCGCTCAAGTGGGGCACGACCCTAGCCGTGATCGCGGCCGCGACCGGACCGATTCTGATCGGCATCGGGCTGATGGCGACAGGGTGGGCCGCGTTGGCGCCCAAAATTGCCGTGATCGCCGCCGTCGCAGCCAAGCTCGGCGCGGTTTTGGTCGCCGCTTTGGGATTGCCGCTATGGGGCGTGACACTCGCCATAGCCGGGGTTGTTGCCGCCGGTTTGCTTCTGGTCAAGTTCTGGGATCCGATCGTGAAATTCCTGAGCAAGATAGGCGACGCTATTCTTTCGCCGTTCATCAAGTTCGCCGAGTTTACCGGACGGGCCACAGACTTCTTTGGGTCCAGCGGTGTCGTTCCGGAACTCGCTGGCGCGACCGCCGGAGGCGGTTCGCTGCCCGTGGCCCCGCCTGCCCGGACCGAAGTCAACGGCAAAGTCGGTGTCGTCGTGAAACTCGAATCAGACGTCCCCGCCCGCGTCACAGAGCTCTCCGCGGAGGGCGACGCCGAGATCGACGTTGACAGCGGTCCGGTGATGTCTGGACTCTAGTCCGTGGGCTTCAGAGAACGACTGCAACCGGCATCCTATGGCGTGGTTTCGTTCTGGGTGGACGAGGATGCGCTTGGCGGTGGCAAGCGTGTCCAGATCCATGAATATGCCGAGCGCGATGATTATTTTCCCGAGGAGCTTGGCAAAAAGGCTCGGACCTTTCAGGTCACCGCGCACCTGATCGGTGACGATGTCTTCGAGCAGCGCGATCGGTTGATCGAGGAGCTCGAGCTAAAGGGTTCGAAGACTCTCATATTGCCGAGTCACGCGGGGATTCAGGCGATCTGCCTCGATATCAGAGTCCGCGATTCCATCACCGGCGAAGGCCGGATCTCCCGCCTCAGCTTGACGTTCGTCAAGGCTGGAAAAAACCAGTTCCCGGCCGCGACGGTGGACACGCGACAGGTGGTGCTCGATCAATCTGACACCGGGATCGTGGCCCTGTCCAATCAATTCACCGACCTCTTCAAGATGCCCGTCCTTCAGCCCATGTTCGTGGTCGCTGCCGCCGCGTCGCTCGCAAGCGAGATCGTAAAGGGTATCGATGCCGCGATCCGGCGAGCGGATTCGGACAGCGACGAGAAGGATGACCAGCTCCGCGATAACTTGGCGCTCGATTCAGATCTGAGCACGGTCGTGAAGACGCCTTCGACGTTGGTCTCGGATTTGACCGGCATCTATCGGGCGTACGTCGACCTCAAGGCCCCTGCCAGGTCCACGCTGGACGAACTCCGCACGCTCGCCGTGATCCTAGATGCGGCGCCGGCGGTCGCTACCGGCACGGTGAACCGGACGCGGGAAGCCCAGAACCAGGCCGCGCTGCAGGCGCTCAACCGTCGGACCGCGATCGTCGAGATGGCGCGGGTGG